TTGTTAAAGGGCCAAATCGGACCCTGCCACGAATTACGGCGGACGCCGCCACCCATAATTGTACGAGTTGGTTGGAACTTATACTCTTCTTGTTCGCGGTCTTCTCGCACGCGTAGGTCGTTCAGGCTCTTCAACCAAAGTTGCCATTCGCGCTGGAACTTATCGCGTTCAGTCTGTCTGGGACTGTATTTGTACGCCTGCGCAATCATGCCTTGACGGAAGTGAGGTTCGAACTCATCTGGCAACGGAGCCAGCGTTTGGTTCAAAGAAACGAAGCGGATGGGCTTCATCTGCGCGACCATGTCGAACTGCCACACGACACCATCCTGCGAAGGTGGATTCAAGATTCTAAAACCCCAGCCGTTCGGGTCAAGAACCGTCCACTGCGTGGATGCGCCGGAGCCAGATACAACAGTGCCCGGGACTGCGTTCATAGGCGCTAGCGGAGCCGTGGTGCCTTCCGAGCCGTAAGTGGTCAACAGAAGATAGTTTCCGTTCGCATCAATGATTTGCGTAATGGGGTTCGCGGGCTGGCTACCACCTGAGTTCACGGCTGAGCCCGCGTGTGTCTCAAGAACTGAGCCGCCGTTGGTCAACGTCAGTTGGATATTGGTGCCAGATGTAGAGGCCGTGCAAGTGAACGTACCGTTGTTCTTCGCGTTCCCGAAGCCTGTCACAACGAACGAGAGGCCTACGTACGCGTTAACCGTACCAGCCGATGCGGTCGTGGTGTACACACCGCCTGGAGCCGCAGCGGTGAGCGTTAGGCTCACGCCGAGCGGGTTGATATAAACAGACCCCGCGATAGGGTTATTCCCGAGAGTGTTGCCACCGACGTTTCCCACTCCCCACGTTCCGTAGTAGAGGGATTTGTTCGGAAGCCAGTTGCAAGTGAACGGCGGGTTCCCGAGTTGACCTGCTCCAATCCACGTCGCTGTCTGCTTCGGCAAACGGCGGCCTGCTTCTACAACGCAGAATGGCTTCGGAATCGCGGTGTTATTGATATCGAAAGCTGTTCCTTCTTGAAGCCAAGACATGTTCAGAAGACTGAACTGCGCGGAAGTCATGCTACCAGGGGAGCTAGCCTCGTTGACAGCCGCTGCGTTCTTTAAGATGATTTGAGTCGCTGAAGACGCGAGGCAAACAAACGTCCCGTTATTCGCGGGGTTCGTGCAGCCTGTTACGACGAAGGGCACGCCTTTGAAGGCGTTGTATGCCGCGTCTGAGTTCGCGGAATTGTAAACCGCCCAGCCGTTCGGTGTTGCTGCAACGACGGAGGTGATGTTCGAGGTGCCCGACAGCCCCGCCGGATACACGCTCGCATAGTCTTGCTGGAAGCTATTCGTGTAGAAAGACGGACACTGGATTTCGTTCCACTTATGCGGGAAGTTCACGGCGCAGATTGCGTTGAAGACGTCTGTTCCCGCCGTGATGGCTGGGTTGCGGGTATAACCCGCAGCGTCCATCGTGGGTTCTAAATCCGCGAAGACTTGAATATCGTCCACAACATCCTGCAGTGTTCTTGTCGACTGCGTGGACTGCATGAATGTCAGTGGGTTGTTGAAGTTCCCCATTTATTCCCCCGGCCCAAAGGTTCCCGGCGTACGTGAGTTCTGCGGAATGATACTTGCGACACGGCTGTCAACTGGTGCTCCGGCTGTTCTGGAGTCCGTGCTCGGAACCGTTGAGTTATTACTTGTCTCTTGGTCGTAAATTAAAGTACCTTGAACGGTACGACTGCCGTTCGGATAGACGTGTGTAGTTGGAACTAATCCACACGTTGAGTTGCGGCAGTCGGGCACAGAGTAAGCTTGCGTCAAAGTTAAAGTGATGATACCTGCAGCCCAACCTGCACTAGTACTAGTGAACGGTGCTTTATAAGTTCCGACCGCTGCCACACGTTGGTCTGCTAACAGGCTAAAATTAATGTCAGTGGCTACCGAGGCTAGAGAACCCGCGACGCTGCCTCCCCCTGCCGTTAACGTGGTGTACCCGATGATGATTTCGTTTGCTGAGGTAGTGGTCACAGCAGGACTCAAAGGGGCCGCACTATTGCCTGTGGTGATGCCATGCTTGTCGATAACAGACTGTGGATACTCTGCGATAATTAAATCCACGTTACCTGACGCTGCGTTAGTGTGTACTGTTACGACGTTGCCTGTCATTGCTTTGCAGTTCGTGCAGACGAAGATAGCCACAGCAAAATTCGTATTGCCACCTGTGCCCCATCCGTGAGCCGAGTCTACTAAGACCCAATTGGTGTTCCCTGCCGTATCTGAGATTGTGGGGATAGCCGCAGCACCGTTGCTGAACACGAGCGCCACTAGCGTGTCACCTGCCACGTTTGGGGAACTAAAGGTTCCTGAGATGCTGGTCGCGTTGGCGAACGCGGTGACGTGATTTTGAATTGCCGACACGCCGTAATCGCTAGCGGAGAAATCCGTCATCTGCTGTCCGCTGTTTCCAACCGCATAAGTAGTCGGGTTGGCCCACTCGCCGACACCGCCGACCGTCCAAGACATGATGCCTGGGTTGCCAGACGATAACGCAGAATCTGATGCGGATACTATAGAAACGCCGTTCTTGTAAATAGCAATCGAGGTTCCGACCGCCGATAAAACGTACACATCGTTGACGCTATCGGGAATCGACGTGATAGGCTGTGTCACGCTGGTAATAAACGTTGTAGTTCCAGCAACGACCTTCCACAACTCCACGTCATAAACACGGGTGTCTGCGGATGCTTGGCTTCCTGCTCCGACATAGCCTGAGTTGGTCCCAATGAACGCCACGTAACCGTTTTTCCCGTCCGCTGTTCCACGAACCACCAAGCCAACGTTGCTATCGCTAGGTGACTTGCCTGTGCCCGTTGAACCTGATTCATTTGCACCTGGGCTTGCGTTTGCTACTGAGAATGTACCAGCGCCCAAAGCCGTGATAAAAAACCCATTTGAGCCGCTGTTGTTACCAGAATTCGTCATTCCCGAGATGTAAACTTGTTGTCTTAATTGAAGAGATGCGCCACTAACGAGTGTGTACGTGTAAGTCGAAGTGCCCGCAGATGCCGAACACGCTGTGATAGAAACCACAGACGTGAACGCGGCTATCGCGGAAATCGTCGCTTGAGCGTACTGGTTGTTCCCGAACGTGCCTGGATAAATAGACATCGCCGCGCCGCCGCCCGAAGACAGACCAGCAAACGCGTTGTTCAAAATCTGAAGACCGCCCGCAGAGCCCCACGCAGACGTGTTAAACGGAACTACCGCGTCCCAATTTCCATTCAGCGCTATGCTATTAGGGCGGGTAAAATTATCGCTTACAAATAGTGACATGTCTAAGGTCTCCGGTAATTAAACTACAACCTTAACGCAGCGACGCAAAGCTTCAATCAGATATGTTAGTGGAGAAGATTTGGGTGGTTGCGCTCATGAGAAAAGAGGGGCGACCGAGGAAGCCGCCCCGTGAGTGGATTAAATTGCTAGTGGGATGTTTGGAACTTCTTCCAACATCTGATCGACTTCGGTTCCGATACCCATCGTGTCCTCAAAATTCGGACGTGCGGCCTCGGAGCCTGTCGGCTTGTTCGAACTTCTGCCCATCATCTTGACAGCATCCTGCCAAGACTGACCAGTCCAGTTCGGAATCTTGAACTTCTTGGGATTGCCCGAGATGCCGACAAAGAAATGTTCGCGGGTATCACCCTTACGCCAAATCGTCTTGCACAGCAAGCACTTGATTGTCACATCACCATCTGCATAGCGGTGCATGGACAAGCAAGGGTCTTCGCGCTGGAGACCAGACACGACGCCACCCTTACCCTTCAAGTGACCCGCGAGAGCACACTTCTTCTGTGTTGCTACGCGGGAGCGAATCATCTGGTTAGAATCTTCCTTACGCTTCGAATCCAGATTAGCTTGCTTCTCAATTACTGCTTTTTCCTGCTCTGCTAAGCGTGCTTCCTTTGCCAGCAGGAGTTCAAGGATTGCGGTCAGGCGGTCAGTGCTCGCCTTTTCCTTTGCGTCCTTGAGTAGAGCCTCGACGGTTTGTGTCGGGTTCAAGTTGTCTGCCATTTTACACCTTTTTGGACCTCGCGGTCTCGTTAGAGTTTTACTGCTTCATCCGCGCTCGGGTCCAAGTAACGTTTGCCATTACGTGTTTCCCAAAGACTGCGGAAGTATCGTTTTGAACGAGCGTTCGGAGAAGGCACACCAAATTCTTGGTGAATCTGAACCTCGCTCAGGATTTCGCGCTGAACTAACTGCACAAGAACCGTGCGCCAACCTCGGGTTTCTTCGCCGTTGGGTAGCCCGTGTCCGTCCAGCGACAGAACGCTCCACTCATACATGAACGGGACGTCCAGATAACTCACGTAGCGGAGTTTGTCTGTTCGGCTAGGCGGCACACACCACAACCCCACGGTTGCGGACTTGCCTTGTTGATATCCGTTGTCAAGAGCGACGGTCTTGACGCCTAACTTCTTCAGTCGCTCTAAAAATAATCTCGTAGGCATGCGATTCACGCGTCGTGAATCCTTGTTTGCCAATTCGTCTTGGTCTTCCCACTTATACCCCTTCACTGCGTCCAGAGAGTTCGCTCTCTCTGCTGCGAAGGATTCTTTCACGAACTGCTTGTACTCTTGCGGCCATTTGTACCAGTTCGGAGTCTCGCCCGCTAGCATTCTGTCAAAAGCTTCAGCTTGCGCGTTCACGTCGTGGTGTTCGCGGATGGGGTCGTCCGTTTCTATTAGCCCTGATTTTGAAACCCAACTGTTGTCAACCATTGTGCCTCCTTAGATATTGAATTGCGTTGAGAATGATTTCTTCTGATTCTTGCAGAAGCCCAATCGCTGTGTTGCAACTACGGCACAAAAGCCCACGATTACATTTACCACACGTCTTTCTTTGTGGGCAGCATTTGTGGTCGTGGTCAACTACTAAAAGGTCTGCTTCTTGTTTACAGATAGCACACTTGTTGTCTTGCTCTTGTTTCTTTTGCTCGTATTCTTCGGGAGTAAGGTTGTACTCTGCCTTCCTGCCGTGAGCTCGCATTCGCTCACGATTCTGTTCGCGCCAGTTTTTCAGATACGCTTGATTCTCATCCCGCCATTTCTTGTTTCTGGCAAGAAGTTCTGCTTTATGCTTCTCGTAATGACGTTTGCTTGCTGCGCGAAGTTTATCCCTATTGGCTGCTCTCCACGCCTTTAATTCCGGTGTCATATTATTCTCCTAAAAAGAACGCTGGGGATACGTTCTAGGCGTACCCCCAACTAACACGGCTCATGACTTCCGTGTGTAAATTGTTAATAAGTTTACTACTTACTCACTGGATGGCTGGCACCGAGTCTAAGAAGCGGATTCGTTGCGTATTCAAACCAGTTGCCGGAGGAAGGGTCACTGTCTGGTGGCTTGTTGTTACACGCCTTACGGCGAGGGTCAGTCATTTCTGCTGACCTCTGTATCTTACTATTCGATACAGAACAGACTATCGCATCATCCCGAAGGATGTTCTCTCGCTTAGTCGTTCACGGTGCCTTGCGGCTTCCGCCTTGTTTCCGTTTCAGGGTTCAAGTCAATCAGAGAGAATTTTCTGCTAGCGGATTACGCCGCTAGGAGTCCACGATTGTCATCTTGACAATCCTTAAACTTGTACGAAGCCCAACCACCGATGGTCGAGACCGGGTCGAACGATGATGCCGGAGCATCCGTCACGACGCGGCAGTCGATTGTGCGGTAGTCGCCGTCTTGTAGGCTCGTGTCGCCAGGAACTTCTAGCCACACGCCGATCATTGCGTAGTTACCGAACACGTAGGTGCGGTATGCAATCTTGCCAGCGCCCTGGTAGTTAGCTGTGGTGGTTACGAACGGAGTCTGTTTGAAGACAATGTTCGTGCCCGGGAGAACGATGCCCATCTTCTGGTCAGAGCCAGCAGTACGGTCATACTTCTCCATGTTTTCGTACTTCCACAAATCAACGATTGAGTTGTTCACTGTCGTTGCGTTGTAGATGTCGCCCAACACGTTCGGCGAGATTGCGCCGTAGAACTTGCCGTTCTTGCATGGCAGAACGTTCTTCGACACAAGCTGCTGCTTCAACTGACGAAGCGTGCCTAGGTCTGCGGTGTAAGGAGTTGATAGCAACGAAGACTGGTTGACGTTGGCGTCAACGTTGGCTGCGCTGTCAGCAACTGCGCTATACAGTTCGGAAATCGACTGACTTGCTTGATAGGACAGTTCCTTTGCCGAGTTGCCAACTAGTTCGTCAATTGCGGCTGCGATTGCGAAAGACGAGAAGTTGGTGTAGTTGTTCCATTCACCGATCTGGGCCGGGGCCGAGATTTGTGAAATAACTTCCGGGTTGCCCACGGTACCGTCTGCGTTCTGCACAGTATCACCCGATAGGGTGTTGTACTGGAAGAACGTACGGTTTGCGCCCATGCCCAACGGCTGAACACGGCGTTCCGCGCAACTCACGAATGCGTCGGTTTCGCCCTTGAGGTTCCTTGGGCGTTGTTATCACACGATTTGTTTTCTCGTGTGTTCGGACTATTGCATCGCTTTTCGGCGTCTTCTCGTTTAGTCTCTCACGGTGCCTTGCGGCTTCCGCCTCGTTGCCGTTTCAGGTTTCGAGTCAATTAGAAAAGATTTTATATCCCCAACCATTTAGGGATGAGTTCTTTATCGAACCGTTGTGTTAACTAACAATTTACAATTTTGTTAGACCAGACTATTGCATCGCCTTTCGGCGTCTTCTCGCTTAGTCGTTCACGGTCCCTTTCGGGTTCCGCCTCGTTGCCCGCCGAAATGGTAGAGGGTTTCGAGTCAATCAGAGAAGATTCTCGCTCTCGTGGAGCGACCCTGTGACGCACATATTCAACTAGCAAAGTCAAATCTTCTAACGTGGCGTCTGATTTAAGTCTGTTCGCCCTCCATGAAATGACGCATAAATTAGTTGCGTACTTTTTCATGTAAGGCAAATTAGAATTAAATCTATCTATTGTTGGTGAGTTGTCGTGTCTGTTGTTCCCTTTACCTTTTCCAAGTCCTGATACCCCTTGTCGCCTATATAACAATAAAGGGGTTTTAAACACTGGACAAACATCGGGAATTTCAGGCATATCACCAACCTCTAAATCAGATTCATATCCGCGACGGCGGGCTCTGTCTTTTAGAGATTGCCACAAAGAAAATCGAATATGATATTTGATATCTGCGTTAGGTAAGTAGGCTCCGTGCTTCGTTCTGTTCTCTTGTTGTAAACAACCACAAGATAAAACAGAATCACGACGCCTAGTCAAGTGGTCTCCTAAGATAACCTTTGTTTTACCACAGTTACACTGACACAGCCATTTCGCTCGGCCTTTATTATTGTTGCCTGCGTACGATTTAACTGTTAGTCTTCCTCTGGTGAAACCTAAAAGATTTCTCATTTGACTCATTGTTTACCTATTATTCAAGGATGGCCTGCGCGGTAAGAACGTTTGCTACGTTTGATGCTGATGGATTAGGACCGCTCATGGCGTGTAACCTATCAGGATTTAGCTCCGACTCTTTGAGTCGGGGTTACTGAAGATGATTAAGATTTGTAGCCGAGTGCCTCGAAATCCTTGACGAATTGAGCGTTCTTCAAGTTCTGGCGTAATTCTGCGGCTGACATTGCTTTAATCTGATCTTTCGTTAGTCGTGGTGCTGGCACTACCACAGGACGCTTTGCGCTAAGCGTGCCCGGAGCAATTCCTGCGTCGACTCCCGCACGACGGACGGTATGTACCGGATTCGGAACCGTAGGCGTCGTTTGCGGTGCACTCACCGAAGCTGCCTGAACAGCTGGCGATGCGGGTACTACTGATGGTTCAACCGTAGCAGCGGGAACAGAGGCCGTGTGATTCACGGGCTGAACTGCTGGTACAGTAGCTGCTGCCGGAATATTGGCCGGAGCGGCTGGTAATGTGGCGTCCTGAGGTGGATGCACAAGTTTGTCTCTAACTACATCGAATGCCAGTTCCATGGTCTCAAGAGACCAACCGATGCCAGCTTCGTTGATGTAGTCTGCTATCAGTTGCTTATTTGCGTCGCAACGATAGAAATCTGCTATGTGGCGGGAATAAAACTCCATCGCCATTGCTTGCCCGTTAGCGTATGCTGCTGCTTTCTGGGCTTCTAAAATCTTCTTCTGAGTCTCTTCATCCAGACGGCTGCGGACGAAATCCTTAGCTTTTGCGATGTCGCCTGTTTCAATCGCTTCTTTCGCAATAGCCTCGACCTGTTCGTCTGTAAGAATGACCGGAGGTGTTTTCGCCTCTTGCTGAGCCTTGAACTTCGCGTTTGCCGCACGACTCTGGAACAGAGCCTGCGTTGCGTGGCTGTGAGTGTCGCGTTGTTTCACGATCAATTCAGCCAGCGTAGGGGCTTCCAAATGCGTCGGGCGTCCTAGCGGCTTGCCTGTGTTCGCATCGGTAATCTGATACTCTTGGACGTAGCGAACAATGTTACCCGCTTGATCTTTAAGAACAAGGATGCCGTAAGACGCTAGGCGGGCTTCCTCGGCTTGCTGCGCTGTTGCTGCGGCGACTACGTTGGCTTCGTCTACTGCGGCTTGAGATTCCGCTGCAATCTCCTCTGTGCTAGGCGCATCGTTGTCGCCTGCCAAGGCTGTGATTGCGGATTCGTCCGTCTCATCAAGCGCTGCTGCGTTCTCCAAAATCTGGTTCTGGGCTGCGTTGTGCTTCGAAATGAGCTCACTCATCCACGCCGCACCTTTCGGTGTGCGGAGAATAGCTTCCATCTGAGGATAGGTCGCGGGGTTCTTCACCAGCGCGATAACCTCGGCATAGGGCTTGTTCTTGATTGAATCAAGAGTTAACTGTTCGGTGCTCATTAGGCTTGTACCTTCTTATTTAGATTTACTTCTCTCAATAGCAGCCGCGCTTTGCTCACGCTGCTCCTTGAGTATTTCTAACTTCGCTGCTGTTCCCGGCGCATCCTTGAGGACAAACGACGGGCCTTGCTCCTTCGGAGGATTCTCTCGGCGACTCTTATCGTTGTTTGCTAATTGTAAGAGGTAATTCACCTGTTTACGAATAGCACCGACGAATCGGTTAATTGCGTACGATACTGTTTGTGCGCCTGCGACTCGTTCCGTGTAGCTCGGAGACCCCGGCACGATTCTATTCACATCGTCCGAGACGCCTCTGCACTCTGCGTCAAGAATCTTCACGAACACAGCCCAACCGGGATGGTACGTGACCTGCGCCAAGTGAAGACGTTCTTCTTCAGTGGGCATGTAGCGCAACTTATATATTGATTCTTTCGTTTCTTCAGACATTAACTCCTCCAATTAGAGGTTTATAAAACGGTTTCAGAGCCGTAGCCTTGGGTCACGTCTCCACCCGCGTATTCGGGTTGCAACTCTTTTTCGTAAGTAGCACGCAAAGCCTCGTTGCCTGCCTTACCAAGCTGCTTCTGATCTTCCATCTGCTGTTCTTGCTGGAACTTCTGGGCCTGCATCTGAAGCTGCGTCTTTGCATTTGCTGCCTGCAGACCAGCCGGAGAGTTCGCTTGGTGCTGAGCCTTCTGCTGGTCGTCCATCTTGACCATGAATGCCTGCGAATAACGCCAACCTGCGCCGTCCGCAAACCCACGGAAGATGGCGGGGCCATCCAGACGGTAGCCGTTGTCGGCTAAGTTCTGAATGAACGTTGGGTTGTTCAGAAGTTGAATCATCACAGGGAACGCCTGTAACATCTCCTTCTTAGCGCCTAACTTCGAGCCTGCAAGGACTTCGTACTCAATGCGAGCATTACGGAAGTCCACGTGGTCGACCTTGAATGCCTCGCCAAGTTCGTCGCCTAAGGTACGACGCAAAACCGATGTCGGTAGCAAGTCATTGTTCAGTTCGTCCATCTTATACAGCCACGGAACGAATACTTGCTCAACGAAGGTGTCTTCCGGCAAGTCCAAACGCGTTGCGTTCGCCTGACCGACTAGGCCCGCACCAGTCGCAGTACGCATACCAGTCGTGTGGATGCCCGGAGAGCCCGCGCCCATCATGACCTGCTCGTTTGCGCCCGATGTCTCAGCGCCTGAAGCCTTTGCTTGCTGAATGAACTGCCAAGCCTCTGCTGGAACCGGGGGCATCTGCAGGAAGGCGAACGCTGAACGCACGTCGTCTTCAACTTCAATAATACCGCCTTGCTCCCAACGCACGTCTTGCTTTAATGGGTTCATGCCCATCTTGCGGACTGCAGTCGGCTGTAGGCCGTATGCCAGCAAGTCAAGCGCAAGGTTGGTTACCCCTTGCTCAACGATTTGTTCGCTTCCGATTAGGAGTCCTAACCCCTGCCCGTAGAAACAATCCTGAATGTCGCGCCAGTTCGCCGATAAGAACGGAATGACTCCGTACGGGTTCGGCTCGTTACGCAATAGAATGTTGTGGTTCCCGCACGAAAGAATCACGATGACCTTTTCGTTGTCCCAACGCTCTAGGATTTCCATAGGCGATTGGTTCGGGTCTGCAGACGTCTTGAAGGAGCGTGGCATTGCATGCTGCAAATAGCCGAGCATGCCTTCGGGAATCGTCAACGCGATGTTGTCTGGCAAAGCGCCTGGGGCGGGCTTCTCAAACATCATCCGAAGAACGTTCTCTTCTGGGATGTCGTATCCTTCTTTTCCGCGCAACTTGTTCAAGTCGCTGTAGGTCGCGAAGTCGCGGTAAATTACCCACTTCGCCTGACGGATATCACCCACACGGCAGCCGGGGTCTACAAGAACCGTACGGAGGTCGCAGAACTTAGTCCACGGGTGCGAGACGGTGATCTCGTCATAAATGAACTTAACTTCGTCCGAGTCCGGCGTATCAATAGCTTCTTGACCGTCGACTCCTGCGGGGGCGTTATATTTAGCGGACTCTCGAACGTACTTCTTAATCGTCTTCTTGTGCTCGGTGTAGCCCCACTTCATGATGCCAGTGCCCATTAGAGCCATCTGGTTCAAGAAGCGCTTGACTTCAATCTTGAAGTTCATGATGTCAAGCTGTGCCGTGAACAGCGCAGTCTTGGCCTCAATGACCTGTGGGCTTGTGCCTGGACGTGGGCGCATCAAGAACGGCGGAGTCTCGTAGAACAACCCGTTCATCATCTTCGGCACGATAGCCGCGATGTGATTTGAAACCATGAACTTCGGCACGTTAGCGTTGCCGATGTTGCCGCCGTCAAATGCTGTCTGCGAAGATGGGGACTGGTACAGCAAATCCGCCATAGTCCAGCCAGCAGCCCATTGGTTGATGTTGATGTAGTTGTCGGCGAAATGGCAATCGTCAAGGACGAGTTTCACTGCCGCCTGGGCTTTCATCTGGATAGTGTCCGTCTTTGTATCGACGTACGTGTTATCCATTGTGATTTCCGCAGCGGGCTCAACGTGCAGGTCGTAAATCTTCTGCTCAAGCGCCATGCGCTCGTCAGAACTCATCTTACGAGCCTTTTCTTTATCGTTGTCCGACGCACCCGAGAACAGAATCTCTTCAGCCTCGTTGGTGTGGAAATCCTTCGTCGCCATCCGTTATATTCTCCACGGACCTTTGCCGCCGAATACCTTCAAGCGTGGGTCCGCTGGTTTAGCTGGTGCTGTAGGTTCTACAACTGGGGCTTGCGGCTTCCTTTCAAAGTCCGAAGCCCGTTTCTCGTAATGTTCAAATCCAGCCGAGTCTCCGAACATCGCCTGATAAAGACCTTGTTCTCGGTGATATCGGTATTCCTCTTGTTCGTCGCGCTTACGTTGCGCGTCGCGTTCCGCCTTCTCTTCCGGCGAAATGTCTTCAACGGTTGAGCGTGGTCCGTACTTTTCCCACAGCAAACTCAGCGCGTCGGGGTAATCGTCCTTGCGGCTTGAGTTAGACTCGTGGATGCCATCGAAAATCTTAAGCTGATGGAAGCACTGGTCATTCCATGCTGCATTCTGAGCAAACCATAAACGCCCTGACGCCAGCGGAACTTCAAGACGCTTAATGCGGACAATCTTGCCCTTCTTATCCTGTGCCACTGGCACGAGGGCGAAGTACGGGGCGGGAACGCCTCGCATCTGACACATGCGCTTAACGTCCTGTACGAATTCCTGAGCCTTCTCTTCGCCTCGGTCTTTCTCAAGAACGACCACGATGGGTTTGTGCTTGTAAATCATGTCCACGATGCGAACGATTAACTCCGAGGTCTTCCAACGGTCCATCAGTACGTCCGTGTTCACGAGGGCGTCTTGCTGCTCAACCTGAGTCAAGCGGCAAACGCAAATGCACGAATAGTCCGCGAACTTGCTTGTGCTCCACGCCGTGTCAACCGACATGAGTGTTTGGCAAGGCGCGTTGAAGAAACTCAAGGGCTTCGTGTGTCGGAGGATTACTTCCTCCTCAAACTGAACCGTGATATCGTCATCTTCCGCCTTCGGAAACATGACGAGGTTCTGTGACAAGAAGAA